TCCTAATGTACTTAATCCAGTCGTTAATGCACCAAATCCTAATGTAATTAAAGGTGCCAGTTCTCCCAGTATGGCTAATGTAAGTAATCCAGGTAACAACATTATAAGTGCAATTGATGTTAATGCTAACACACCTGCACCTAATAATACGTTACCAGTACCCATTGCACCTAATCCCAAAGCTATATTTTCAAATCCCATTAATACATTTCCAAAATTCATTTTACCCATAAAAAATAATGTAGGTAATCCAGGTAGTAATCCTAATAATCCTATACCAACTGGAATTAAATTTAATGCTCCTATAAATACTTTTCCACTTGCAAAATATTTTAAACCTGCTGCAATATTTTCTGCTTTTGTTTTAAACGCAGAACCATCATCTCCTTTTGCTGCTTCGTTTGCCCCCTCTGTTACTTTTTCTGGATTTACTTTATCTTTAATACTATCTACAACCGCATCTTTCTTTTCCGCTACCATTTCTTCGGCCTTACCACTAAAATCAACTTTATCCATTAATTTATCTTTAAGCCCACCTGCCTTTTCTGCTATATAATCTTTTGCTTTTCCTGCTACACCACCTATTGCTGAACCTACTTTTGAATTTGCAATTGCCCCACCGAATTGTTTTAGTTTACCTATTATTTTACTAGGTGCTATCATTGCAAATAGATTTTTTAACATTTGCCTTGTTCCTCTTGCCATTCCACCAATAGATGTTCCCATTGCTCCCAATCCTCTATTCAATTCACCTGCACCAATTATCAATCCACCCATTCCTTTTGCTACTTTACCAGTTAGGGTATTACCCATATTTTGTAATAGCTCAGATGTTTGGCTATATATTTGATTACCCACACCATGCATACCATTTAAGGTTTCTTCATGTGCTACCATTTGTTGCATCTCTGCATTTGAAACACCAATTGCTTTAGCGGTTGCTGCTCTTTGATATGGGTCCATTGCATTGTAAGCGGCTATACCACCCGCTGCTTCTAACCCTTCTTTTAATGCACCAGCAATATCTCCGTTATAAGCTAATTCTCTTGCTTTACTAAGATTCATATCTCTACCTAATAAAACCGATGCTTCCATTTCATCTTGTACTGATGATTGATAATCTAATAAATGGTCTGCTACTTTTGCCGCCGTTCCTAATCCTACTCCTAATTTAGCTGCTGCTACCGCTGCTTCACCAATATTTTTTCCACCATCTTTACTATATAATGCAAAGAATTCGGTATTTTCTGCAATATCGCCCATCACCTGAGATGGTGCTACCCCATTTGCCATCGCTAATTCCTTAACAAACGCACCCGTATTTTTACCTGTCTCATAACTTTTGCCACTTAATTCACCAAACGCTACCGACATGAATGCTGCTTGTTTTCCACTTAAACCATAATTAGCTGCTAATAAACCGGCATCTACTGCCATTGCAGTTGTTAGATGATGCGAATCACCCAAATCTTTAGCTAAATCCAACGCAGCCTCACCTGCTTCTTCACCTAATATTGCACCAACCAATCCTACTTGTGTTTTAAGCCCTATCATTTGTGTCATTCCAACACCAATCTTTTTCCCCAACTCACCAAACTTTTCTGCAATTTCACCTGCTCCAAATGATATTAAAGATAATGCACCTCGCCATCCACTAAATAACATAGTAACACCACTTCTTATTTTTAATAATGTTTTTTGTATACTTTCTAACTCTTCATGTAATTCTTCTTGTACTTGTTTTTGTAATTTAGATTGTGAAGATATTTCATCTGCTAAATGTAATTCATCTTTTTTACCTTGTATTGTTTCCTGTAATACCGCCAATGATTCTTGTGAATATGTACCTGCTATTTGCATTTGAGCAAGTTGTTGTTGGTGCGCTGCTATTTCATCATTAATTCTAGATTTTAATATTGCTCTTTTTTCTACATCATCAGATGTTAATCCAGCTAATTCGGCTGCTTTAGTGCTAATAGATGCCATCCCATCTGAAAATTTGGCGATTTGGTTTAAGCCATTTTGTCTTTCTTTAACAGTAAGTGTTTCATTTGATGCAATTGATGATGATACATCTTTTAATCTAACACTTTTTAATGCAATTGCTTGTAATTCTTCTTTACTATGTTTATATATTTCACTTAAACTACCCCATGAATCAACTTGAGATTCTGCATTTCGTTTAATATTATCTTGTGTAGTGTCTAATTGTTTTGCTACTGCATATAATTCTGTTGCTTTTTGAGCTTGTTTGGTATATGCCGCTTGTATTCTGCCTAATCTTTTTTCATCATCTGCCGTTATTCTACCTTTTTTAGATAATAATTTATTTTCTTCTTCATGTAACTTATTTCTTAATTCTTGATTTTTGACATATTCAGCCTGTAATTTAGCGTCCCTACTTGCTAAACTAAAATCCGCATTAGATGATTTTGTTTTACCGAATGTATCTTTTTTTATTCCCATTAAACTACCTTATATTAGTATCTACCCGATTCTAAATCTTTTCTGATTTGTTTACTATCTTCAACGTATTTTGCCAAACGTGCTTTTAAACCTTTATCTATATCTGATTTACGAATTTGTCTCATTGCTTCATCTTCTTGGTTTTTGTAAATTCTATTAAAAATGTTATTAACCCAATTATCAATAATGTTTTCACTTATTTTTATTTCTGCCATAATGTATATAGTTTAATTATAAATATCATATAAAACAAAAAGTTAGGAGTTTTTTATCTTCTCCTAACTTTACTATTTGCTTTTTGTATTTGTTCGTTTTCTTTCTTTTTTATATCAATTAACATATTTACATACATTCGTCTGATATGTAGTGGTAAATTGTATACATCACTAAATGTAAATCCACCACCTTGAAATACTAAGAAAAATAATTCTTCGTATAATCCTTTTTTATAATCCGGTGGCAGGGTAAAAAAAGTTGATTCCAAAAGGAATATCAAGTGCCTCCGTTTCACCCGTCAAATCCGATATGAACTCAAATTTCATATTTAAATCCGGAGATATACTTTTTACATATGCTCTAAATGCTTGAATATCTTTTGCTAAAAATTGATTAACTACCCAATTGTTTACATAACCTCTATCTGAATTATCATTAACTGATAGTATCATATATTTCAATCTTGTTGTGACTTCTGATGAATTTGTTTTTCCTTTTGTTAATCTTGCTAATGCATTGATTTCATTGGTAATATCTTTTTCATCTTTATGAGTTAATAATTTAAATATGATTTTAGTTTGAGATGGTAATACAAATGCGTATCTATTCTCAGTATTCAATAAAGAATAATCAATATCTTTAGTTTGAATTTTTGTTAAATCAATTGATACTTTTTGTTTTTCTCCACTAAATGGGTCTGTAATTTCTACATCATATTCAGGACCATATCCTAATACTCTTGCTGCTAAATAAACTGCATTCTTATCACCTGTAACCAAATCATCAGCATTAACACCAACTTGAACTACAACTGATTCTAATAATTTATCTAATACCACACCTTTATTAATTAGGTTACTATCTGCTAAAATATCTTCTTCTCTTGCAGTAAGGTATTTAATTTCTAATGTACCTTTACTAAGTGGATTACTTTCCGCATATACTTTACCTTCTGATGGTAATGATATAACTTGTGTTGGAAAATTAAATGTTGATGTTGTTGTTTGAGGTTGTTGTATTTGAACTGGCGTTCCACCTCTTTGAATGTTTATGTTTTCTTCCATAATAACTTTTTGTTTTGTTTTATATAACTATTTGTTTTTTAAATTTTTATTCTTCACCACCTAAATCGTGTGTATCTTCCCATTCTTTTACCGATTTTGCTTTTCTCTTTTTAAATAATGGTTTACTATGTTCTCTTTGATAATCGGTTTGTGTTTTTGGTTTTGTACCTATATCACCACTATTTGTATAACTCCATGCACTACCACTTGGATAACCATATGTAGTTGATGTTGATGGGTTATATGTATTTAAAATACCAGTACTACCTGTACCAAATGATGCTATATTTGGATTAGCAATTGTAATAAATCCGGTAGTTCCAGGTGTTGTTGTTATTGTTGTTCCTGTCGGTGTTTCAGGTCCTCTACAAGTTATTTTATATGGATTATACGGGTCTACATAGTGTGGGTGTTGCCAAGTTGGAAAAGGATGTGTATTTGGAGTAGTGTTTGGAACTCCAAATGGAAATCCTATTGGTGATTCATCCTTAACCTCTGCTAACTTTTCTTTTAATAAATCCCATTGTTTTGGAGTAATGTTAAATTCATGTACTCCTTCCGTAAATCCTTTTAACCAAAGGACAAATTCTTTACTATTCATAACTATATATTTGTATATATAAATATAACAAAAATAAAAAAGGGAAACAAATAATGTCTCCCTTTTCTTTTATAATTTTCTTTAGATTAGAATTCTAAGATTGCGTAATCGTAAGTTAAAGTTAATGATATCATAACTGGATCGTTTGAACTCCAATCTACATCACCAAACTCTGCCGAAGAAATCCAAGCACCAACAATTTTCCATTGTTCTACTTTATCACCCACAGGTCCTAACATATAGAAATCGATATTCTTTTTATAGAAATCTGCATACCCGTCTCTACCAGTGATAGATTCGTGTCCACTTCTAATCCATTCCATTACTGATTGTGCGCCACTTGGTACAATTGGGTCATATAGAGTGATAGTGATATCAGTCCAATTTGATTTACCTTTAATTTTTCTCTTTAAGTTGATATGGTCTAATTCTACAACTTCACTTTCTAACTTAGGTCTGTTTGCTGTTTTAATCATGAAAGATGGAATACCATCAATTTCCATTATAAAACGATTTGCTAACTTTGGTTCAAAGTTTGTATAAAATATCTTATCAAATGATAATACGTCAGCCATTGTTTATTTCTCCTTTACTTATTATAAGTATATCTTTTTTAATTTATGCGTTAAAAGTTGCCCCAGTTGGTAAAACATTGAAATCAATTTGAATGAATTCAGCAGTTTTAGTTGGTTGTAAGAATATTGCACCTTTTAAGATGTTTCTATCGATTACGTCTGGAGTATTGTTTGTTTCATCCATTACAACTTTGAATGCGTATAAACCTTGTCTTTGTTGAATGTTCTCTAAATAAGGGTTAACTGTATTTAAGAATTTAGTTCTTGTATCAGTTGTGTTTTGTTCGAATATTAAATATCTACTTGTTGAAGCAATATACTTCTTAACTGTGATAAGTAATCTTCTAACATTAATTCTATCTAATGCTGATGGTCTAGCTTGTAAGGTTTTTTGTCCAAATGCTACGATACCTTGTCCAGGGAACTGAGCGATTGGATTTACTTTTCCTTCATATAAAGTATCTCTATCAGAATGAGTTAATCTATCTAATACTGCTACTGCACCAGTGATACCACCTCTATTCAAACCTGCAGGTGCAAACCACTCAGCTGATGTAGCATCGTTAGCTGCATAAACTCTAGGTAATAAAACCGAAGGTGGAACTGCAATTAATTTGTTTGTGTTTGTATCAATTGTTTTAACCCAAGGATAATAAACTGCTGCATAGTTAGTATCTAATCCTTCTGCTACACTTACTACCGTTGCGATACCAGCACTTTGTCCTGCTGCATCCATAATATAGAATGTATCAGCTCTATTCTCACATATATCCATTGCATATTGAGTTACATTACTATGGTCGTTATGATTAACACCAGGTAATACTAATAAGTTAATATCCCACTCATCTACATTTGATAATGCATCTAAACATTTTTTATATGCTACTGAACC